TTTCAATATGTATTGTTTATGTATTGTTTACTGATTGTCATTATTGATAATATTAATTATATATATAGTTACAGAGTTTGTAACGAGAATGTGACGGAAATGTTTAAGATTAAAAGTTTATTAAGTAACAAAAATATACCAACAAGAGGCAGGCCGCCGGCAATAGTCACCCAGCCGCAGACGTTAGAGGAGTGTGCGGCGTTGCTCAAACAGCAGGGCGCAGCCGTGGCCGTCCTGGCTGTGCAGGACCTGCAGGCCTATTGGCTCAAGATAATGTCAGACAACAAGGCCAGCAACAAGGATAAGTTAGCCGCGTCAAAGCTATATGCTGATAGTATAGGCGCGTTTGACAAGCAGACGCACGCTAACAAGGGCCCGGCTGTGTATCATTGGGGCGCGGCAGATGATGCAGTGATAGTAAACAATTGTTCAGAAGATGCTACCAAAACATAAACATAGATAGAGCTTTTAACATAATCTTTATTATCGGACGTAAAATATTATCCTGCTGCTGCTGATTAGCTGGCGGTTCCAGATGTTGACGGCCTGGCTGATGATGTTAGCGGCAGGCGTTCGCCTGGTGATGTGCTGCGGCCGTTCCTGCCTGGCTGATGCGGCAGGCCTACCACGTTTTTGTTTTTGGCTGGGCGTTGGTTCTGGCTTTTGTTTGGCGGCGCTGGCGTTGGTGATTTCCCTGGGTTTTCGCAAAAGTTGATTTTGGTTCTTGCCTTTCCCGCTGACATTGAGTGGGGGTGGGGCCCAAAAATTTCGCAGCCGCCGGGGGAGGTAAATACCAAAAATTACCAAAACGATTTTTTCAAGGGGGGGTAAACATGGAAAACGTAATACAGATACCATATACTCCACGACCTGCATGGGCGAAGGTGCTGCATAAGGAATTAAGCAGACACCGCTTTGCAGTAATCGTAGCACACCGCCGCTTTGGTAAGACCATCGGAATGGTGAATCACCTTATAAGGGATGCTTTGCAGAGTGACTTAATCAGCCCGCAGTATGCTTTGGTAGGTCCGTTCAGCGCACAGATGGAAATTATCGCGTGGGGACCATTGAAGTATTACACGAGCGTCATAGAAGGCATAAAGGTGAACGAAACTAAAAAGTATGTTGAATTCCCTAGTAAAGTGCCTGGAGCGCAGGGAGCGAGGATATATATCGTTGGTGCAAATAATCCCGACGCATTGCGCGGTACATATTGGGACGGCGTAATACTTGACGAGTATTCGGATATGAAGCCGGAGATGTGGACGCAGATAATCCGACCTGCGATAGAGAACGGCGACAGAAAAGGCTATTGCTATTTCATTGGTACACCCAAGGGGCAGAACAACTTCTATGAGATGTACAAGAAGGCCAAGACGAACAAGCGTTATTTTGCGTATTTGTCGAACGTGTACGATAGCGGCATTATAGACGCAAAGAGCATAGAAGAGCTGAAAGAGGATATGCCGGAGGTAGAATTCAGACAAGAGTATTTGTGTGACTTTAGCGTATCGGCAATCAACGAGCTTTTCAGTCTGGAAGAACTAGATAAGGCTTTTAATAGAGAGCTGACAGAAAAGGATATTCCTTATGATATGCCGCTGGTGCAAGGTGCAGATATAGCGCGCTTTGGCGACGACAGAACGTGTATATGGCAGCGTAAGGGACTAATGGTGTACCCAAGGCCGAGAGTTTATAAGAAACTGAACACGATGCAGACGGCAGATTATATTGCTTTGGCAATGGATGAAAATAAAGCAGATATGACCTTTATAGACGTTGGCAACATGGGCGCTGGCGTAGTCGACAGATTGAAGCAGATGGGCTATAGAGCTTTACGAGAGATACCGTTCCAGGGAGCGGCTATTGAGAATAAGCGATATGAGAACATCAGAGCAGAGATGTATTTTAAGTTAAAAGAGTGGATAGAGGCTGGGGGAGCTTTGCCGGAAGAACCGGGACTAAGAGAAGAACTGGCAGTTATTCACTATAAGTATTCCAAGAATGGGCGTTTGATGTTAACGCCTAAAGAGGAAATAAAAGAAAAACTAGGACGTTCACCGGACCTTGCAGACGGCCTAGTATTAACCTTTGCAAGGAATGTTCCATTAAGGCAGTTAGGGCTTGACGATAGAAAGCCTAAGAAATTAATGTGCAACACAGAGTATTCGATTATGGAGGTAGTGTAAATGGGTGGCATTGCAAAATTATTCGGTGGCGGTAATACTCCGACTATTGAGAAGGTGGACCCGGCGCCGACAACTGTTGCAACCAGCAGCGAGATTGCGGCAGATACTAACAGTAACAAGAAGAAGCGTAGAGGCTTTGCGTCAACGCAGACAAGCACTATTGCTAGCGGTGGTGAGGGCGGCCGTAATACTTTAGGTTAAGAGGTAACAGTTTATGAACTTTCAAACGATAGCGGCGAGCAAGCCACAGGGAACACTTCCTAGTGACGGGGTGCCGCTGAAAAAGAACTTGCCAGACCGCCAACGTTTGGTGCGTAAGCTCAAAAGCATGTACGAGGACAGGCGAGACTGGGAGGACAGGTGGAAAGAGATAAGAGATTATCAGCTTCCGTTTGTCGGTGAGTTTGACAATACGGCAGACAAGACCAACCCTGCACGCAGACGTGACTTAAAGATTGTGCATGGCGTAGCGTGGAGGGCGGCGCAGGTATTTGCCGCCGGTGTTATGAGCGGACTTACACCGCCGAGCCGTCAGTGGTTCAGATTCGCATACAGACGTCCGGAGCTGAATACCAATGTTGAGGCTATGAAGGTATTAGATACAAGACAAGAGATTGTATCTAGCGTGCTTGCAAAGAGCAACTTCTATAACAGCATCCATACTGTATATCTGGAATTGCCTTTTGGACAGTGCCCGATGGCTATATTCTACGACGCAGAAAACGGCGTGAGGTTTCAGACAATGACAATCGGTACTTATGCACTTGAAGCAGATGGCTTCGGCAAGGTAACTACTTTTGCAAGAAAGTACGATATGACTTTGCAGCAGCTAGCAGACTGCTTCGGCGTAGACGCTTTGCCCGACAATCTGAAAGGACTGTTAGACAATCAGACCAATCTTACTAAGAAGTATAAAGTCTGCTGGATGGTAGAGCCTAACAGTGATAAGCTGCCTGGCTACATGGACAGACTGAATATGCCGTATAGAAGCGTGTACTGGTTGGAAAAGTCAGAGAGTGACGAATACTTGTATGTTGGCGGCTTTGAAGAAGAAGCAGTACCGGTAGCGCGTTATCTTGTCAGCGGCAATGAGGCATACGCAAGAGGTCCTGCGTGGTTTGCAGAAGGCGACAGTAAAATGCTGCAACTGCTGAAAAAAGATTATCTCACAGCAATAGAGTTAAAGATAAAGCCGCCGATGCAAGGCAGTCCAAGCCTTATGAATAACGGCGGTATTAACTTGATGCCTGGCGGTCTAACAGCCGTAGATGACCAGACGCAAGATATGGTTAAGCCTTTGTTCGCGGTTGACCTTGACTTGAAGGACGCGCAGGAAGAAATTATTCGCGTTGAGGATGCTATAAAGAGAGCATACAGTGCTGATTTGTTCTTGATGTTAGATAACCTTGATAATAGCCGCATGACTGCTAGAGAGGTTATGGAGAGAACGCAGGAAAAACTGCAACAGCTAGGCCCGGTGGTTGAGCGATTGCAGGATGAATTCTTAACACTGATTCTTCAACGTGTATATAACATCATCGACAGAAGCGGTGGATTCCCACCGGTACCGGAAGAACTACAAGACATTTTGAGTGAAGAGGATGTAGAAGTGGACTATATTTCACCTTTGGCGCAGGCGCAGAAGATGAGCGGACTTGTGAATATCGAACAGGCGATAGCACAAACCGGACAGATGGCGCAAGTATGGCCAGAAGTTACGAAGAAGATTAACCCGTTGGGTGCTATTACAAAATACTTTGAAATGCTTGGCGTGCCTGCGATGGCATTGCGCAGTGATGAAGAAGTACAAGAAATGCTCAAACAAGAGCAGCAGGAAATGCAACGGCAGCAGGAAATGCAGGAAGGCTTGGCAATGGCACAGGCTGCGGCTCCTGCGGCAGAGGCGGCCAAAAATCTTACTGCGGCGGCGAATGATTCCAATCCGGCTATTACAAGCTGGCTAGGCGTGCCGGGAGGTTGGGAATAATGAGCGAGCAGTTTAAATATAAATCCAATACCGGCGAGGATAGAAAGCAAGCACTGCTGACAGAGTACATGGTAAGAGAGCAGGCAAGAAGGGATAAAGAGGCCCTACTTGACCTGCTGGGGAGTGAAAGCGGACGCTGGTTCTTGATGCGTATGCTTGATGTGACCAAAGTAAACTCTATGTGTTTTACCGGCAACAGCAAGACTTTCTATAACGAAGGCCGCCGCGACGTAGGCTTAGGCATTATCAAAAGCATTTTAGCACTTGGGCTGCAAGGCATAGAGCTAAAGCAGCAGGCTGAAATGGAGTATGCAGAATTCCAACTAAAGCTACAAGAGCTGGCAGTGGAATATGTAGATAACAACAAGGAGGAATAACTAATGGGCGAGAACGGCGAAAACACAGTTGTAAACGGCGAAGGCGCACAGCAGCAACCCGATACCGCAGCGCAACAGCAGCAAACAGAACCGACTACTAATGCAACTAATAATACAAGTGCTTCCGGCACTATTGCAGGGAACGGAAGTAATGGGCAAGGCGCACAACAGCAGCCCGGCACAGTGAATTATGACTTTGCAGGAGTAGAAATGCCGGAAGGCTATGAGCTTAGTGCTGATGAGCAAGGACGCTTTGTAGATGTCATCAAAGGCATGAACCTTAGCAATGACCAGGCAAGAGCGCTTGCGAAGTATGGCACAGAGTATGCAAGCCGTGTAGTGCAAGGCGTAGAACAGCTCCGTGCACAAGAAATTGCTAAATGGGGCGATGAAGCTAAAACGGCACTGGGCGCAGACTTGGGCAAAGTACAGGGCCTTTGTGATACTGCCTGCCGTAAATTGGAGGCAATGTATCCGGGTTTGAATGTGCGTGAAGCACTGGAAATCACCGGCGCAGGCAATCAAATTGCTATCGTGAGAGCATTTGCGAAACTTGGTGAATTGCTTGGTGAGGACCCTGGAATGACTGCACAAAACGGCGCACAAGGCTTAAACGCTGCGCAAGGCATTGCAGCAAACATGTACCCGAAAACCGACTGGAGCAGGTACAAATAATTTATTAACTTTTAATTGAAAAACAGGAAGGATGATGAAACTATGGCTACTATTGGTTACTCCCAAACTATGAGTGACTTACGTAAGTATTTAACTCCGCAAGGCGCAATTGACCGCGTTATGGAAGTGCTTAACGAATCTAACCCGATTATGGAAGACATTCGCTGGATGGAAGGCGATTTGCCGATTGGTACTAAAACTACTATTCGTGCCAGCCTGCCTTCTCCGTCTATCCGCCGTATTAACCGCGGTACTTCTCCGACTAAAGGCACTGTAAAGCAGCGCATTGATGTATGCATGCACTTGGAGGACCGCTCCTGCGTGGACGTTGAATTGCTTTCCGGCAAACCAAATCCGCAGGCTTTCCGTATGGCAGAGGACGATGCACATGTAGAAGGCATGGGCCAATACGTCGCACGTCAATTCTTGTACGGCAACTTGGACGAAGACCCGGACACTTTCAATGGCATTGCGGTACGCTACAATACTTTGACCGACGGCGGCAAAGGTACTCCAGGCCACCAGGTGATTTCCGCGGGTACTCCTGGTACTAACACTAATGCTTCTATCTACTTCGTAGATTGGGGCGACCGCCGTGTAATGGGTGTATATCCTAAAGGCACCCAGGCAGGCTTGAAAACTGAGGACTTGGGCGAAAGTGATGTATACGACGAGCACAACAAGCCGTTCCGTGCATTGCAGACCTTGTACTCTTGGAAGTGCGGCCTTGCCGTTCAGAATGTGCGCTCCATTGTGCGCGTGTGCAATATTGATGTCCAAAAGCTTAACTCTTTGACTGACAGTGCACAACGCGAACTGATGAATAAATTCATCTTCGCAAAGAACCGTCTGCAAGACCCGAAAGCGCCGGTTGCGTATGTATCTGACGGCGTATACTCTTGGCTGGAGTGCTATCTGAACAACAAGAACAATGTTCATGTTACCCGCCAGGACTTTATGGACGCGCCGCCTAAACTGTACCTTGCAGGTATTCAGATTAAGAAACTTGACTGCCAAAGCGAAACCGAAGCGGCAGTACAATAACCGGAAGGAGTGAATAACAATGATTTTTGACCAGCAAAATATGTACATGGACAATTCCTTGACCAGCAATGTAATTGCGAACGTTGGCGGCGGTGATGCGGCCGACCCGTTGTTTCTCGTTATCACTGCGCCGACCGCCTTAGCTACTAGCGGCACTATCACTGCGGCGCTGGAAACTTCCGACAGCGAAAGCTTCGGCACTAAAACCGTTGTTGCGACTTATACCCTTGCTGCCAGCAAGAAGGGTGTCTTGGTTGCGGCAAAACTGCCGTATGGCATGAAGGCTTTTTCCAGACTGACTGTTACCGGCGCAAGCGGCGGCAAACTGACTGCTGGCTTGACTGAAACTGTTCCGAACTGGCCGGGCTGATTTAGTACTTTAAGGGGAGGGCGAAAGCTCTTCCCTTTTTTAATAATCAAGGAGGAATAGTTAAAATGCTTAACATTACCGATGTATGTAATATGGCGCTGGCTCATATCGCCAAAGGGCGTATAAGCAATATAGATGAGCAGTCGGAGTTGGCCAGACAGTGCAAACTGTTTTATGAGCCTACCCGCAAAGAGTTATTAAGAAGCTACACTTGGGGATTTGCAAAGCGCGTGAGCAAGCTTGCAGAACTTAGTATCGAATCTCCGTACTGGTCCCACGTTTACGCCTACCCCGAAAAGTGCCTTGCTGTGCGCAAGATATTTGACGCTGACACCGGCGCAATGATAAGGGCAGGCGAACAGCAGCAGGAAGAGTGGGACTTATATATGGCAAGTGACAACGTGCTTGGTATAGGCTGCAATATCCCTGCTGCGTGGCTTGAATATACCTATGATGTTGACGACGTGGAAATGTTTTCAAGTGATTTTTTGAGCGCGTTTACTCATATGTTGGCGTTTAATATCTGCGTACAACTGACCGGCAACAGCGGCTTGCAGCAGACGCAGTATCAGCTTGCAATGGCGGCATTACAGAAAGCGAAGTATACCACGGCAAGCGAAAAGAAAGAATTGCCGGACTATCCGAGCAAATATTTTGACGGGAGGGCGTAATTATGGCTAGTGGGTTAACACCTTATTATTTATTGCAGCCTGCGTTTACCGGCGGCGAAATCAGCGCCGAAGTTGCCAACCGCGTCGATTTAGATAAGTACCAATTTGCGGTGCTGCAAGCCTATAACTGCCTTATCAAGCCGCACGGCCCTATCTATCGCAGACCGGGCATGAAGTATATGGCACGAACGAAATATAACGATAAAGCGTGCATCCTGGTACCATTCAACGGCGCAGACAATACCGACTATCTTTTGGAGATTGGCGAGAAATATATAAGGGTGCATAAGAACGGACTTTATATAAACATAGAGGTTATGACACCGTACACGGCGGATATGCTGCAAGATTTGAGATTTGTACAAAGCGCAGACACTATGTTTATTGCAAGCGGCAAATATCCCGTGAAACAGCTTGCAAGATATTCAGACACTGACTGGCGTTTTGCTGATTTTGAAATTACTGATATGTATTTTGACGAATCAACTACGCTTGAAAATTATAGCGGCATAAGCTATACCGTGCCCGGCTCTTACAATTTCCAACCAACTGTTACCGGTGAATATCAAATTGATATAGCTGGCGCAGGCGGCGGCGGCGGTGGTGCCGTTACATGGAGAAGGTACGGAGAACACCAAGTTTATAATTATGCCGCCAAAGGTGGCGACGGCGGCAGTGGTGAACGCATTATAAAAACTCTAACGCTGACCAAAGGCACAAGTTACACGATTACAGTCGGTAGCGGCGGCGGCGGCGGTGCTTATGCTCATAGTGCAGGCAACTACGAAGATACAACAGCTACTAGCGGCACTAAAGGCGCAGACAGTACGGCGTGTGGACTAACAGGCAGAGGCGGCGGCGCAGCCGGCGCGGCTAGCCGTATGTATGGCAAGGACGGCTATTATTCTAATGTTGGCACGCAAGGCATAACATATGGCGCAGGCGGCGGCGGTGCCGGCGGTATAAAGGGTAGCCCAAACGGCAAAGCGGGCGCTAATGGCTGGGTAAAGATTTTATATACCGGCAATAAAGAATTGACACCTTCGGGAACGCAAGGCGATATTACCTTGACGAGCAACAAGAATATTTTCGCTAGCAGCAAGCCTGGCGCGTATATCAAACTTAAACAAGAGATTGCAAGCAAGACTGTATCTACCAGCAACGGCACTACTGAAAGAGTGCGCGTAGGTGAAAATTGGAAGGTTATCAGTCACGGAACCTGGAGCGGCAGTTTTACCGTAGAAAAAAGCGACGATGGCGAAAGCTGGAAGGAATACAGAAAATATACATCTAAGGACGATTACAACCCGTCCGAAAGCGGCAGTGTAACAGAACCGGTATTTTTAAGGGCGGTATGTACTATAACTAGCGGTACTTGCACTGTTGATTTAACAGCAATGGCCTACAATGCGGAAGGCGTTGTAAAACTCACTGAAATCACTAGCGACAGTACAGCTAAAGCCCATGTTGAAAAAGAACTTGGCTCAACGGATATGACAACTAATTTCTTATGGGGCGCATGGAGTGAAGAATTTGGCTACCCGCAAACACTGTGCTTTTTCCAAGACAGACTATGTTTTGGCGGCACGAAGAAGCAGCCTTACATGGTATGGATGAGCAGAACCGGTGATTACGGCAATTTCAGTGTAGAGAAAGCCAGCGGCACTGTTACCGATGATAGCGCAGTAGCACTTGCGTTTGTAAGCCGCAAGCAGTTTAAGATTTTACACTTGATTGCAAGCACTGACTTAATCGTCTTAACTGCTGGTAACGAATGGACAGTAAGCGGCAGCGATACTGTAACCCCATCTAAAGCCGTTCCCAAAATGCAGACTACACGCGGATGCAGCACTGTTGAGCCGTTGATGATTGGCGGCAGAATCGTGTTTGTACAAGGACGTGGAAGCACTGTAAGGGATATGGCATATAGCTATGAAACAGACAGCTACGGCGGCAATGACTTAACCTTGCTGGCAAAGCATATCATAGAGAATGTACAGATTGTCGACAGTGCATATAAGCAGGAACCTGACAGCACTATATACTTTGTGAGAAGTGACGGAACTATGGCTTGCTTATCCTACATCATGGAACAAAAGGTATATGCCTGGTCGACGATAGAAACACAAGGCAAGATTGAAGCTGTGGCAGCAGTGCAGGAAGGCGATGAAGATATTATTTATCTTGTAGTACAGCGAGAGATAAACGGCGCAATAGTACGCAATATCGAATATCTGGCAAAGAATCCTGCAAAGAGCAATAACCCCGATGATTATATTATGCTTGATAATGCTATTGAGTATAGCACTGCTGAAAAGAGCAGTGGGGAAACAGAGATTGATGCGGCAGAGTTGGCAGGTGAAAAAGTTACTGTTATCGGTGACGGAAGAATGTATAGCGGACTGACAGTAAGTCAAGACGGCACTGTGACGCTCCCGGCGGCCGTACAACACGCTTTTATTGGCTTGCCCTATAGAAGTATCGTGGAACTTCCAAACGTCGAAATTAAGACTGGTGACGGCACTATGCAAGGACGCAGAAAACAGATTAGTAACTGCATAATGCGTTTAAGTAATTCGCTGGGTGGCATGGTTGGTCCAGATATAAATACTTTGGACTTGATGAATTTTGATGAGCAGAACGCAGTGAGCGATATTAAATTATTTACCGGCGACAAGCATATGACTTTGCCTATTGGCGGCTTTAACAACGAAGGCAGAGTGATTATCGTTACGGATGAGCCGTATCCTTTTAACTTGTTGGCAGTAGTGCGGGAGGTGTCTTTCGGTGGCTAAGAAGTGGACTGTTGAAATTCTTGATAACAAGTCAAAAGAAAATGTTGTGCCGTTGATTGAAGAACTCATGCAAGATATACGGCCGCATGATAAAGAAGATTTGGAAGCAAGCAGTGACCCGGTATTTGTACTCATTGGTAGTATCAAGCTTGACGAAGAAACAAGGGTATACCGTGGTGAGGATGGCAAACTGCTTGCGATATTCGGCAAGGGCACTATGGAATGGGGCGCACCAGGGCGCGGCATTTGGATGGTTGGCACGAACGAACTTTACAACGGGTACACAAAGAGCCTGCTTTTCAAGGAGGCTAAAAGAGTGCTGAATGAATGGGTGCGTAAGCATGGACTGCTGCACAATATCGTCTACGAGAAGAACCGCACTAGCATTAACTATTTAAGACACTTGGGGGCGGTATTCTTGGTAGAGCCTAAAATAGGTTGGGACGGCAAAAAGTTTTATCAGTTTTATATTCCATATAGAGGGGAGTGAACGTAATGGGTACACTTGGAATCTTAATGGGGCTGCAAACTGTTATGCAGTTAAGCGGCCAGCATCAGCAGGCCAAACAGCAGGAACAGGCATATAAAGCGCAGGCGCAGGCCGCACAGCAGAACGCGGCTATTATGAGCCGCCAACGTGAGCAGCAAGCAGAAGCATATGCGCAGAAGCAGAGCCAGCTTAACGATAGAATGAGGCTTGCAAGGGGGCAGGCGCTGGCGGCGGCAGGCAGCAGCGGCCTAACTAGCGGCGGCAGTGTCAGCGATATTCTTTCAAGCAGTGAGAACGCTTACAGAAAAGACAGCATGAATCTGTTGCAGAATCAGCGCAATGATGCGTGGAGCACTTATGTAAACGAAGTCAATTACCGCAACCAGGCAAGCGCATATAATGCGGCGGCGAAGAACGCTAAAGCCAACGGCAAAATGCAGATGTTTAGTACGCTTGTAGGTGCGGCGGCGAACGCTTACTCTAAAGGTATGATTGGCGGCAGCAAGGGAACAACTACGGTAAGCAGTGACGATTGGTACGATGCTAACAGTGATTTCAATCTTCCTGCTAGCAATATGAACGGCTTCAATCTTTACAACCAGGCAAAGAAGAATAACCCGTTCATGGATAATACAGGCTTTACTAAATGGAACTGGTAAGGGAGGTGCAGTATGAAGATTGCAGGTTATCAAGGCAGCGTCAATTTAGGTACCGGTGGCGGTGCGACTGTCAAGGTATCGAGTGACCTTAACGCTTATGGCAGCGGCGGCAAAGGACTTGCCGCTATTGCCGGTGCCGCCAACAAATGGGCGGTAGCAGTAGAAGCACAGCAGGAAGATGAGGACAAACAGTCCATTCTTAATGCTATGGATATATTTAATAAGAGCCGTTATAACATCATGTACAACGATGAAAGCGGCCTTATGAATACAAAGTTAGAAGGCACTGCCGGTGCAGGCGCAAGCTACACAGAGCAGATAAATAAAGCAAGGCAGGATGTATTAAGTAATACCAAATTGCACAGCCAAAAGAACCAGCTTGCATTAGACCATTTAATGTATCAGAGCGCACAGCAAGGCTTCCAGACTGTCGACCAATACGAGCAGAAGCAAAAAGAAGCAGTCACTGATTTGCGCTATGACAATAATATTCAGAACTCCTGCGAGTTTGTACAGAAGAACTGGAACAACCCGCAGGCGCTGCAAGATGAAATTATTCGTACACAGTTGCTGACAAGTGCTATATATGGCAAGCGTGGCGCAGAGTTTATCGAATCTAAGAGCAGAGCCAACATTGGGCAGGTGGTAGCAAGTGCCGTCGGTGCAAGCATCACCAACGAAGATTATGGCACTATGCGTAACATCATGGATAAGTACGGTAGTTATCTGACTTCCAATCAGCGAGCTGCTTTTGAGAAGGTGGCATACGATAAAGAGAGCAACGCTTTTGAAAGAAATACTGCTAAAGATTTGTATGCTAAATACGGCGATGATGAAGAAGCGGTACGCAAAGAAGTTGAAGGCATGAAGGGATTTAGCGGCGGTGGCAATGAGTTTGACAACCTGGTTGCTGCGATAGGTGGACAGGAAAGCGGCGGCAATTATAACGCCAAGAATGGCCGTACAGGTGCAAGTGGCAAGTACCAGATTATGCCGGATAACTGGCCTAGCTGGAGCCGGGAAGCTGGTTTGCCAGCAGGTGCAGAAATGACACCGGAAAATCAAGAGATTGTTGCACGCTTTAAGTTGAAACAATACTATGATAAGTACGGTGCACGTGGTGCAGCTATTGCATGGTACGGAGGCGAAGGCGCGTTAAAATATAGCGCGGACGCTATGAATCGCAAGCAAGGCAATGGCGACGAACCTAGCATCAACGAATACGCGGACAGTGTATTAGCAAGAATGGGCACAGGGCATAGCACACGCAGCATGAGCCAGGACGAGCAAGACCGCATTATAAAGCAATACCGCACTATCAAGGCAGACCATGACAGAATAGAGACCTACAAGAAAAACAAACTTTTTGAAGGAATAAAGAGTGATTTGTTTAGTATGTTTAATAGCGGCACAAGCTATAGTGACGCTATGAGCTGGGCTGTCAAGCAGGCAGGCAGCGACGCCGACAAGTATGTAACTTATCGCAATGCTGTTAATGCTATATACGGGCCGCAAGGCAGAAGCGGCAGTGGCGGCAGCGGCGGACGTGAAGGCATTGCCAAACTTGGCAGTGACGGCAAAGAGGCGGTAATCTCTATGCTGGAAGCAGGCAAATTTAAATCTAAGGCAGAGTTTTTAGCTTTTGCAAGAAGCCACGGAGCATCTAATTCTGAAATGAACTCATTGGATAAGTCTTATGACAACTGGTTGAATGGTGCAGGTGAATATGCTTATGATTGGGACGGCCTTTGCAGAAACGCAATGGGCGGTAAGTCAGACCCAAAAATTAAATCCGGCGTAAAAATATACGGCAAGCAATTTGTGAGAATGTATCGTGCGCAGCACAACGGTATGAATCCCGACGAATCTGTTTTATTGGATGAGATGAAAAAATCTATTACAAGCAAAACATTCGGTACTTATGTAACAAAGCCGGGTTTCTTATGGGATAGCACAAAGACTTTTAGCGGCAGTGATGCGCTGCTGGCAAAAGCAGGTATCGCAAAAGCAGAGAAAATTGGTGACGATTGGTATCACGTTACATATTTCGATGGCAGTGACGGCAACGTCAATGGCGGCTATCTTGATGAGGTTATGAATGGAGATTATTAAATGAGCTGGGAAGATAACGAAAGAGAATTTCAAAGACTGCAACAGGAAAAACAGGATTGGTATAACGGCGGTTACGCAACCGGAGCAGACAGCAATTTAACACCTGCTGAAACTCTAGGTTATTATGACCTGCAAAAAATGAGCGACGATGAGTATAACAAATTTTCGCAAGCCGTAAAGAGCAATAATTCGCCAACGATTGATACTGCTAGTATCATCAGCGACGATAAGCCGGGCATAGGCACTGCCGTAATCAACGGCCTTAAAGGTTCGGTACGCGGCTTATTTGGTGCGGCTAAAGCTGCCGTTGACGCTAATATTGAAGCTCATAAGGGCGACAAGAATGTTGTTAAAGAGTATGACCAATCCGAAAACATCAGCAAAGCTTTAGGCTATGTTACCGACGAGATTTTAAAGCGCGAAGAAGTTAAGGCTGATACGGCGGCTGGGCAACTTGGTTACGATTTGGCCGAAAACGGTATTCAACTTTTAGTGCAACTTGCACTGACTAAAGGCGCAGGCGCTGCCGGTGCAGGAATGAAAACTGTACACGCTATCAGTATGCTTTACAATGGTGCAAACATCAGCGGTGAACAATATCTGCGACTGCGCAAAGAAGGCGTAAACGCAAGCAGAGCGGCAGAAGCAGGCTTGATGAACGCTGTGCCGCAGGCGGTATTGGAAGAACTGCCGCTTGGCAGACTGCTAAAGAAGATGCCAGCCGGTAGCGGTCTGAAAGCTAAGATTTGGGAAGTCACTAAACGCGGCCTTGAAGAAGGCGTTACCGAAGCATTGCAGGAATTCCCGGAACAGGCGACGGACTTATGGGCAAAGAACCCAGGTGCAAGTACTGCAAAACTTGCGGAAATGTGGGGTGAGAACTGGCAGCAGAATTTGAAGGAAGCAGGCTATAGCGGCCTTATCGGCGGTATCCTTGGCGGTACAGTCAGTGGCGTAAGCGTTGCCGTTGACAGTGCCGTTGAGCACGTAGCCTTGAAAGCGAACGAAGAACGCAAGGCAAAGTTAGTAGCAGACGCTGAACGAATCAAAGAAACAGGCATTAACCCCGAATACGCAGGAGCAAGCATTGACGCTATTAATGCTAACGTAGAGGATAATACTGTTACTGTATCAGCGCAGGATTTAGAAGGCTACAAGCAGACTAGCAACAATAATAAACTTTTTGAGGAATTGGGAATTACCGAAGAAGAAGTTGCAACGGCTGCGGAGCTGGGGCAGGATATAGATATTAGCCGTGGCAAGTTTACGGCGGCTATGGCTAAGGACAATGCACTGTTTGAGGCTACAAAAGACAATATGTATTTTGACAGCAACGGCGAATTGTCGGACGGCGGCGCAAAGACACGTAAGGAATTGCGAGAAGGCTATAACTTAACCAGGCAAGCAAGTACGGAGCTTGACGCAGAACTTGACGCTATTGTTGACAGCGCTACTAAAGCCGGTATGAATAAATCTCATGCTGGCAATTTGCGCTTAGTGCTGGAGAGCCGCGCACTTATTGCAGACCCCGAAAATCCTGCTGCATGGCTGCAAAAGAATAAGCTGCGCTTTGAAGATGGCGGCAAAGCTAAACAAAAGAATGGCTGGTTTAGCAAGGGAGGAGTGCTTAAAAAAGAGCAATTCTATACTACTAATATTACCGGAAATGAGATGGGACACTATTCAGATTTGAAGAGCTTGCAGAAAAAGGCTTTTGCATGGTATAGGGACAACTTGCAAGGCACGAGCGTTCATAATGGTGTATTGGGTGATATTAGAATAGATAAAGGGTATCAAGAAAATAATATTAAATTTGGCGCAAGTGGCAGAAAGAAAATGGAACACACTTCCGCTAAAAAAGAAAAACTTTTTGCATTGCGCTATTTACGTGAAATTATGGAGAATGGTAATTTCGTTACAGAATCTGCGCCGCAAAAAGAAAAACATTCAGACGAGAATTTTTATTATATTCATTCTGCACTGAATGTTAATGGTGAAAAACGTTATGTAGTTGTTACAGTAAGAGAACATAATGATAAATCATTATCATATTATAATCATAATGTTTTTAACGAAAGTGAGTATAAAAAAATAGAGGACGCGTTCAAGCCCTCGGGTTCCGAGCAATTCAAGGCTCAGCCCAGTATCTCAAACAAAACGTCCTCTTTTGCTGATAGTGTATCACAAAAAGCAGATAATTACAAGCAACAAAAAATTGTCAATGGTACACTGAAAGATAAAGGCATGTTTTCCCCAGCGGAAGATGGTTCTTATATTATTACACTTTTCAAAGGTGCAGACGCAAGCACAGTTATCCATGAAACAGGACACTACTTTGCAGAAACTATGATTAACGAAGCACTTGCAGACCCCAGCAATGCAAGACTAAATGCTGATGCAAAAAAACTCATGGAGTATGCAGGCATTGATGCTGAAACATGGGCAAGCGGTGACGTTGAAGCAAAGAGAGCCGGGCATGAAAAACTGGCAGAAGCATTTGAAACCTACATCATGGAAGGCAAAGCGCCTAGTGTTGGCTTGCGCGGAGTGTTCCAGAGATTTGCTAATTGGTTATCAGCTATTTATAGCAAGATAGCAAGAAGCGACAATGCGGCAGAGCTGACACCGGAAGTGCGGCAAGTGTTTGACAGGATGCTGGCTTGCCGTGAAGAGATTGAAGTTATGGCACGCATGGAAGGTATGTTTGGTGGCTTGCCGGAGAATATAACATCCAAGTTATCAGACCAAAACAAAAAAGCCTTGCAAGATAAAATCTTGAAGGCTAAAGACAAGGCCGTGGATATTCTGACAAGACGTGCAATGGCTGATTTCAGCGCAAAACGCAGAGCTGAAAAGGCTGCTTTTATCGAAGAAATACGGCCGCAAATTGAAGAAGCAGTAGCATTGGAGCTTGTCAATCGTGCAAGACACCAGGTAGGTTATGAGTTTGGTAAGGAAGTTAAGGCTGTTGATTCGCACTTTATAGACGATGAGCACGGCATGGCTCATGCTAATAATTCAGATACTTTGTGGCGCAAAACAAAGCCTGCCAATCCTGCAATTATAGCAAGAAAGTACAGGCACGTTTTAGGAAGCGTACTGCCAAACTATAATGATATGCTGAACGATACCAACGCCAGCATTGACGATATACTTAATCCGATAGTTGAGTATCTTCAAGCGGAAGTCGACACATACGGCACACTTTCTAAAGAGCGTGTTGCAAACGCCGAAGATATGTTGATTGCTATATTCAGCAAGTCAAGACAGAAAACTGTTACCAATCCTACATTCGTTGTTGACGAGCACGGCATGGCTCATGCTAACTTCAAGCAGAAAATCAACGAATGGGAAACAATCGAAGCTAATCCGCGTAGGCTTGCAAGAAAATATATTTATGGTAATGAACGCATAAACTATAACGAACTATTAAAAGATACGAACGGAGCTATTGATGATATTTTAAATCCTATTGCTGACAGAATAGAAAGTGAGCTTGCGGAATACCAAGATACAGTCAAGAGTGAACGTGCGTTTTTTATTAATGGTAGATGGGGCTACTTTGCAACTACTGACAGGGTAGAAGGCAAATATGCAGATGAGCTTGCAGGCATACCAGACCAGAGTGCAGTCTTGGTTGACTTCGGCGAGATGGGCAAGGATGGAAAACGTCATTGGACTAAGCGAGCTTTAGAGCAGGCGGAAATTGAAGGCTTGGTATTCTATGAGGCAGGCGAAAGCATTAGCGGCGATAACTGGGTATCAAGATATGTTCATGAATATGGTGGCAGCGTAAGCGACTTGACCAGTAAAAAAGGACGCAGAAGAATTGCTGAAAAGATTGCTAGAGGCAAGGATATAGCGGATTATTGGAACTTGCGAATGTACGGATTAGATTATTCCGACGAGGCAGAGTGGTTCAAGAAAACTTCTGATGAGCTGGACAGACTGCAAGCGTTGAAGCATAGACTTGAAACAGACCCCGAAGGTGTCGACCTGGTAAAAGAAAGCAAGCGCAACCAATTATCGCAGGAACAGAAAGAACTGTTTGACCAGATAGCAGAGGAAAACGGCTATGCCAGCGGTTACGAAATGGCAAGGGAGATTGTCGAAGGATATACCGTCAATGAGAATGAGAGCAGCGATTTACAAGACAACTGGGCAAGAAACTATATTCGTAATGGCGGTGACAAGGCAAAACTAAAGAGCGAGGAAGGCTTGAAAGAAATTGCCGAAACTTTGGTTGAGGGCGAACAGCTTACAGAACTTAATGAGCTTAAAGCCTTGAAGCATGAGCTTGAAACTAACCCGGATAAAGTCGACCTTGTGGAGATGAGCAAGAAGCGTTCTCTCTCTAATGAGCAGCGAGAACTGTTTGACTGGGTGGCTGACAGTTTAGGCTATGACAGCGGTGACGCTATGGCGCAGGATATTTTAACTTCACCGAGCGAAAGAGCTATGGTACGTCAAGAGATTGACAAGGCTGTGAACCGCAGATTCCCAGACTTCATGCAGGAGCGTGAGCAGGCAAGAGAAGCGGCAAGGGAAGCACTCTACAATGACGAAAGCGGCGAAGTAGTTGCACTTGAACAGCAGCTTATTGATGAGGCACTCAATGAAATAAGCGACAAGGATATTAAGCAAAAAGAGCGTGAGAATATTGCTAAAGTGCGGAAGCAGAACGCAGATAATTTTGCTAAACGCTATATTCAGACTTTGCCAGCGGGCGAAGTTATGAAGCCGAGAAGATTTGCTATGGCAGAACGCAGAGCGGCAGCTAATGCAAACAAAGCTGCGAAAGCTGGTCTTTTGGAAGAAGCGGCTATGTATAAGCAACAGCAGATGATTAACCACGCTTTGTATCGTGAAGCAGTCAAGGCAAAACACCAGATTGAAAGCGCAAGGAAGTACGTCAAAAAGCAGATGCACAGCAAGAAAGAAGTATGGGGAACAGAGCAGCACTTCTTCCAGATGTGCGCATTGCTGGAGCGTATGGGCTATCACCGCAAGGACTTCAACACTAACGGCAGAGAAGTGCAGCCGCTTAGCGATTACATTGCAGAGATGCAGGCAAAGTATGGTGACAAAATTATTTCTATGCCGGAGTTTGTTTTGAACCCTAATAATGATTTGACCAATGCGCCGCAACTTAGCCTTGCAAATTACATGGACGTTATCGACGCACTGAAAAACATTCGTGCTATTGCAAAGCAGGATACGCAGATGAACAAAATCGCCGCCGGCGAAGCCTTTGAACAGGTTAAGGCTGATACGATAGCGCACTTGCAAGAGTTGCCGGTAGAGTATGAGGCGGAGATTGGTAGCGATAGTAAAAAGAGCCTGCGTAAGCGAATTGTTGAATGGCCTAAAAATATCATAGCTACACTGCGTAACGCTGATAACTTCTTCTTGATGATGGATAATTGGACGGAAGAAGGTTATTTTACTAGGGAGTTTTACAACAAAATCAACCATTGCGCAGATATGGAAAGCACGATGCTTGAAAGTTACCAGAACGAGCTTATAGATGCTTTGCAGAAATGGGAACCGGACAAGAAAACAGGCATTGCGCATGATACAAGAATTTATTACGAAGAGCTTGGCGGTAGCGCAGATAAGCATGCTTTGATTGCTATGCTGTGCAATCTGGGCAGCGACAGCAACGCCGCAAGGCTGTGTTCGCAAAAACCGGTAGGCGTAAAGAATTCTGATATATGGGTGGAAGAATCGGAGCTTATAGGCAGAGAAGAAGCGATGCTGCAAACCAAACAAAACCTTATAGAGTTTTTGTGTAAGCATCTGACTAAAGAAGATATTGCCTATGCGCAGGCACGTATCAATGCAGCAAGTAAATTCTGGCCTATGCTGGCAGAAGTCAATCGCAAGACAAAAGGCTTTGAGCCGCCGAAGATTGAAGCGTCACCGCTGGTGCTGAAGCTTGCAAGCGGCGAAAGCGTAGTATTTGACGGTGGCTACTTCCCGTTGGAACGTGATACACGCACCGGCAGTATGCCCAGAAAATTTGACAGAATCGACAGCACCGAAGAAGGCAACAGACCGCCACAACGGACTTTGACTACTAATACCGGGTCCAGTAAGTCACGTACTGGCGGCAAATATCCCGTAGACTTATCGCGTGGCAGTGAGGTTACGGCGGTAAAAAGCACTATTCACGATATTTGTTATCGTGAAACAATGCTTGATTTCAGAAAGATACTGAACGATGAGGATATTTACCGCAACATGGTTGAGCGTTTAGGCGATACAAACGTAAGACTTTTGAGAGAGTTTTTGCAGGCTTGCGCTAACCCATATGGCAATAAGACAGCATATATGGCTGAGAATCTGTTTACGAAAGCTGCCAACGCTTTACGTAATATTGCAACAAATACCGCTATTATGCTTAACTTCAAAACGGCAATGCAGAACTTTTCTAACATCCTGCTATACGGAAATAGCGTAGAAGGCTTTACTTATGCTGACGCTTTCAGAGCCTTGTACCGTGGCTTTACAGGTGAAGGCAGGGCAGAAGTAGATGCGATTTGCGCAAAAAGCGTGTTTATGCGTGAACGCATGGAAGTACCAGACGTTACATTGAGAGATATTCAGAATCGTTCCGACCTTAACTCAATTGAGAAAAAGACGCTGAAATATGGTGCAATGCTGTTAGGCTACACTGATATGATGACTGCAAAGCCGGTATTTGCAGAAGCATACATGAAGAAAATCAATGAAGGCAAGACGGAGCAGGAAGCACTAGACTTTGCGAACGCTGTTATTCGTCGCACGTTAGGCAGTAGCCGTATTCATGATGTGTCAAGCCTGCAACGTGGCAGTGGCCTATTCAGACTGTTTACGATGTTCCAGGGATTCTTCAATACGCAGTTTAACCAATGGGACAGAGAAGCTCATATTGCTAAAAGGTTATGGAATAGCGGTGAAAAAAAAGAAATGGCTGAACGGCTGATTGCTTTCGTTGCTGCTAAATGGTTAGGCGTATGCTTGTTGAACGTGGCTATCGGAGAACTTTCTTTGACCGCTCCTTTTGAGAAAGATAAAAAAGACGATTGGAATAATCTTGCAAAAGAGCTTATCAACTACCCGTTGTCTATGGGCGGCCCCGTAGGGCAGGCAGCGAATGTTGGCGTACAGAACTTGCTAGGCATGAGAAACTACGGCTACAGACTGACTGCGGCGCAAGGCTTGATTGACAGAGGCTTTACTGTTGCAAGACGTATAAACGATGTTGTGGAAGGTAAGAAAGAGCCTAGCGAATTGGCAGAGCAGGTGGCATATGTCGGCGGCGCATGGCTTGGTATTCCTAGCGGCATCTTCAATATCATATTCAACGGTATAGATATTGCTGCTGGTGATATGGTTTTTGAACTGCAAGATATTTACAAGCGCAGACCAAAAAGCGAACGTAAAAAAGATTGACAAAAATTTCACAAAGTAGCATAGATATGAATCTCCAAAAATAGGTATATAATTAGTTAAAGTGAATTTATTAAGCGTAGATATAAAAATATATCTACGCTTTTCTTTTGGCAAAAACAATAAAAGGAGGGGAGCTATTATGATTGCTCATGTCGATAACAGAATCACATATAACGGCAATGGGAATGCAACAGAGTTTGCGTATCAGTTTAAAATTTTAGACCGGACGGACATAAAAGTTTTATTGACTGACGCAGACGGCAAAGAAAAGCTGCTGACTAAAGATTATTACGTTGATGTTGAAAAGAATGTTGTACGTTATCCAGGTTATGCAGTCGGCGCAGAAGTGCCGGAGAGTGAACGGCCGCCGGTGTTGCCGACAGGTTGGAAACTGACGATTTATAGGGAAGTGCCGGTAACGCAGGAAACGGATTTGCCAGACCAATATCCTTTTAACCAGGTTGAAGATATTGGCGATAAACTGACGATGATTGCGCAACAGCTTACCGACGTTACCGGTAGAAGTTTGAAAATCGGTGTAAGTACAAGCGCTGATATTGATACTACAATTCCGTGGGAGAACGGCAAAAGCTTTAGAATTAGTGACGATGGAAAAACTCTTGAATTGTCGGAAGACCCGGCAAAGGTTTTGCCATTGGCGCAAGGTGTTTACGCGCAGACTCAAGCACAAGCACAGAGTGCCGCTGCAAGCGCAACTGCGGCAGCAAAGAGTGAAGATAGTGCATTCGAATCAGCAGGCGTAGCAGGTAACAGCGCACAGTATGCGAGTGCATCTGCTGCAAGCGCTGCTGAAAATGCGGAGCTGACGAGTGGTTATAAGCAGGAGGCATTAACCGCCAAGGCTGACGCTACGGCATCTGCAACCAACGCAAAGGCAAGCGAAGCCAATGCCAAAATTAGCGAAAACAACGCAGAAGCCAGCAAGGAAGCGGCACAGTCTGCTGCTACTACTGCTAGTAACTTTGCAAACGCTTCAAGAAGTAGTGCAAACGAAGCACGAACTTACAGGGACAATGCTAAGAATTATAGTGAAAATGTTAATGTATTTATTCCTAGTGTGTCCTCTGCTGGTGTGTTAAGCTGGACGAATAAAGCTGGTCTGACCAATCCTGCAAGTGTGAACATCAAGGGTGCAAAAGGTGATACAGGTACTGCTGCGTCTATCACGATTGGTAGCGTGACTACAGGGGCAGCAGGTAGTAATGCAAGCGTTACCAATAGTGGTACTGCTAGTAATGCTGTGTTGAACTTTATGTTGCCCAGAGGTAAAGATGGCAAAGATGGTGGCATTACTGTTGATGCAGCACTTAGCGATACCTCTATCAACCCTGTGCAGAATAAAGTTGTAAAAGCTGCTATTGATTCCGTTGCTGCTAGTGTGCCTACTAAAGTATCTGACCTGCCAAACGATGCAGGTTATTTGACACAGCATCAATCGCTTGCTGATTACGCTAAAACGTCGGTGGCTAACACTTGGACAGCAGCGCAGACGTTAAACTTTTTGTCGGTATATTACGAAAAGTATCCTATATACATCGTAACAGGTACGAATGATACGCCGATTATATCTGCAATGATGTATAAGGCAACTAATAATTTCACACTTGATTTAGGTGCTTTGGCAATGAAAGTTGATAAGTCACAAATCTCTGTATTTAGTGCGTACTTTACAGCGGATGCAGACTATGCATTGACTATCACTAACTGTGGAACTGTTAAGTATATAGGGTCTGCATCTGATGTAGCTATTACAAGCTCCGGTTTGCTTTTAAACATTATGATGGTAAAAGATGCCAGCAATAATCTGACCAGCATCGTGCAAGCTAATAAGTTATCGTAGAGGTGGTAATATGGGCTTAAACAGAATGATGATGAAAAATGGTGAGGTAAAGGTTGAAGATGGTAGCAAGTATTGGACTTGGAATGACGCAAATAATAAAACAATTTCTTTTACTGTTCCACCGGGGATTAAGAGAATCAAAGTAACATCGTCTATTGATGGGGGTGAGGGTGACCCCGATTTAGCCAACTATGCTAACATAAAGAATACATCAACCAATAAAGTTTGGGGTGAGGGTTGGTTTTATACTACCTCTGAGGGTGAAGTCGACCATGCCGCAGATATTGATTCCATTGTAGGTGTAACACCCAATAAAACTTATAGATTGCTGTTTAATTGCTATTATACAAGTGGTGTGACTTTCTCGTGGGGCAAAGCAATAAATGTGATGACACCCACAGTTGAAGATTATTAAGCAAAGGAGAAACAAAATGCAAACAAAATATAAACACAAAGACCAAACCTACTCTAGCATTTACCCACTTTCAGAAGCCTTAGGCAAAGAGGGTATTTTCATCCCACTATCAATCAGCGATGAATCCTTAGCAGAATTAGGCGTAATCATCACGCATGAGGAAGAACCCTTAGAAGTAATTAAGCAACGCAAGATTGCGGAGCTTAAATATCAGCGTGATAAAGCAGAGGTTACTCCCATTGAATACAATGGACATAGTTATGACTTTGATAGTAAAGCCCGTGACAGAATCAGCGCTGCAATTATTGCGCTGGAACTGCAAGGCGAGGGAGCTACAATAGAGTGGACCACGGCAGATAATGCCGATACGCCAGTAACTGCTAACGATTTAAAGATGATTATTGCTGCCGTGGCGGTGCGCTCAAACAAACTGCATACTGCGTATCGTGTAACAAAAGAAAAAGTTGAGGCAGCAACTACGGCAGCAGATGTAGAAGCCGTGATACTTAAAGTTTAATTATAGGGGTGTAGCAGATGATAGAACAATCTTTAGATGCGGCGTTGAACTCCGTGATTAACGTTGTGTTCGGTGGCGTAATAACGCTGCTAATTACCATGTACCGCCAAAAGAAAAAAGAAAATGACGCGCTGAAAGCGGGGCTGCAAGCGTTGCTCCGTGACAGAATAATCCAGGCATATAATCACTACGTCCAGGATAAAGGCTGGATACCAATCTATGCCAAGGAAAGCATCGACGCTTGCTACAAAAGTTATGAGGCGCTGGGCGACAATGGCGTGATTGACAGTCTGATGGAGCAGTTAAATGAACTGCCTAACTATGATTTAAAAGAACATGATGAAAAATGTAAGGAGTGTAAGTGTCATGCGTAAAATAATTAATATGTTAAAGAAGAACGACAACGCTTACAGCGTAGGCAGAATCTGCGCTGTGATTGGCTTTGTTGTTTGGGTATTGGTTACACTATGGCTTGCTTTTTTTGCCAAGACCTGGAGCGGCTACGAGAGTTGTACGCTTGGTATGGTTACACTGCTGCTTGTACAGTTAGGCAATAAGGCTATTGAAACAAGAATGTTTAAGGTGAAAAGTGAGGAGCGGAACGATGAGCGATTGGAATAAAGCATTAGCGACAGAGATTGCAAAAGGATTGATTAATACAGGAATTGAAGGTGGCTATGACAGCGTGGCGAAGTCTACGGCTTATGCTTATCCGTCAATCGGCGTGTCACAATGGGAAGGCAACAGAGCCGATGAGCTTTTGAGAGCTATTCCCGGCGGCGCAGAATATGCAGGCCGCACTTACATTGATATTAAAGCAAGCGGCGAACTGCCGATGCTGAAAGAGCTTTTGAGAAGTGAAGCAGGACAGCAGGCACAGTTGGAACAACTTTCTCGTGACTGTTTGCAATACATTGAAGTCTTGCAGCAAGTGCCGACGCTTGACGATACTAGATGTATCATCTACGCTGGTATGTGGTGTCCTACATCAACCTACGTCGTAAAGCGGTTTTTAGAGAATCGTTTTGAGCGCGTTAACCTGCGCAGCCTTGAAGCGTTGAACAAGCTGTTCAAAAATTATTACTGGATAGCTGCCGACGTTGGCGAGATGTATAGAGTTGGTTATGCCAACAGAGCAGACAATACATATCAGTATGTTGCTGGTATTGACTTAACTACGCCGTATGGCGTACCTGCTTATGGCTATGCTGGCAATGGAAGATAAGGAGGTGAAATCATGGAAGAATTAAAAGCTTTTGTTGCTGACAAGAAATTTTTAGTAGGCCTTGTTTTAGGCTTTGCTCTTGGCGCGCTGCACCATTATTTCGGATTATAACAAACTACCAGGCACATAATAACAATCTTCTACAAGAAGGCACAAATTGCACAAAAATACTTCGCCTATGATTGCTTTGAAATTAGCACCGCTTACGATTTATCCTGCGGCGAGCTAAAGCCGCTTGTAGGCGAAGTTTGTGCGTCTGACGCGATTTATAATGTTTTGCAAATACAAGTATTTATATGAGGTAATAATGAAAGATGAAACAAGACGTAAGATTGATAAAGCTGTTAAGATTAGTCTTATTGTTGCTGGTCTTTTGCTTATCTGTAATGACGTGTACTGGCGTTGGCACGGCGGAAGCGGCACCCAAGCAAATAACGCTGTCAATCGAACAGTGGAATCAATTCAAAAATCAAACAAATCTGCTGGAAGCGAAATTGAATCTAGCAGACGAGAAATTGAAACAGCAGAAAAACACGTCAACAGAACTGCTGACGCAATTAAGCGAAGCGAAGAAACAGCTCGCTCTAACGCAAGAAGCACTGACGAACTCCAAACGCTCATTAGTGAATGCAAAGGAATCGTTGAAGCGCAGCGAGGAATTATACGAGACGTTGATAGAGCAAATGGAATACGACCGGAAGAGAACGAACAGAATTAAGTATCAGCGGAATATTTATGCAGGTACTGCGTTATTCTTCTTGCTTTGCGCAGCTGCAAAATAAAATTATTGGATGGTGTTACGATGGATGAAAAGGAACAAATACCAGCAGGCATTATTACAATGTTATTAAAAGGTTATGTAGAAACTATTGCTTTCCAAAGAAAGATAATCTGTGCCGCTTTGTTTGGATGGGCGGCAACAGCTATAGCTTTTATTTATTTAGGTAGGTGACAATAAAATGGACACACTGCTGAAGAACACGCGTGACTGGCTACAAACATCAACGCGGCGTTCTTTCAGCGCGGTATTGGAAGAAGCAAAGATAACACCACGGCAGGTAGAAATTTGCGAGCTGAAATTTGTAAAAGGCTTGACTAACTATCAGATAGCTATGCAATTGAATGTATCTGTCAAAACAGTGGATAAGGAATTGAATACTGCGTATAAACAAATAACAAATGTATTATCATTCCTTTAAATGCAACGAGCCGCCTTTTATGGCGGTTCTTTTTTTATGGGGAATTTGTAGGGATTGGTTTGCTAAAAATCAGCTAAACTATAAGTGAGGTGATAAGTATGTACGGACAATATAACCCTTATATGGGCGCAACACCGCAGATGCAGCAACGGCTGAATTATTTGCAGCAACAACAGCAGCAGATGTACCAGCCAACTATGCAGCAGCCTATGACTATGACATTGAAAGGCAGAATTGTTACCAGCATGGATGAAGCAAAGGCAGCTCAAATTGACCTGGACGGAACGAGCACTTTTTTCCCGTGCCCTGCCGAAGGAAAGATTTATGAAAAGCTTATAGGCTTGGACGGCTTGCCGATTTTCAGAGTATACCAAATCAACAATTCGCAAAAACAACCTGCATATGCTGAACAAAACATTGTAGATAGATTAGTAGAACGTGTGGACAGATTGGAAAAGCAGATTGGAGGAATGAACCATGAACCCGATGCAGATAATGGCAATGTTGCAGAACAGCGGTAATCCTATGATGATGCTTACACAATTAGCACAGCAGAATCCTATGATGAGCCGCGCTATGCAAATGGGGCAAGGAAAAAATGAAGTACAGTTAAAAGAAACTGTACGTAACCTTGCAAGGCAACGCGGCATGAGTGACGAACAGTTTACTCAGTTTTTAAGTCAATTCGGTTTAAAGCTCTAATAGCGCGCAATGAGCTTTACATATAATTCCTGGAGGTGAAATTTTATCATGGAAGGTGCAAACATTGTTCCGGTAATGGACATGAATCGAAATAACAACTACGGTGACTGCTGGGGCGGCGGCATGTGGTTTATGTGGATTATCGTTCTTTTCGCTCTTATGGGCGGCTGGGGCGGTAATTGGAATAACCGCGGCAATATGGGTGCTGAAATTTTTGCAAATGGCAGTATGACACGTGACCAAATCGCAGACCAATTTTCTATGCAGGATATTAAAGAAGGTATTCGTGGCGTTCAAAATGGTTTGTGTGACGGCTTCTATGCCCAGAACAGCACTATGCTGAATGGCTTCAACGGTGTGCAGCGCGACATTATGCAGACAGGCTATCAACTTGGTAGCCAGCTTTCCGAAAATCGTTTTGCTCAACAGCAGTGCTGCTGCGAAACTAACCGCAACATTGACGCAGTGCGCTATGAGAACGCGCGTAACACCTGCGATATTGTAAACGCAGTAAAAGAGGACGGCGAAAAGACCAGGGCAGTTCTGATTGCCAACCAAATCCAAGACCTGCGCGACAAGCTGGCAGACCGCGACCGCGACTTGCAGACCGCTAACTTCCAATTAAGTCAGCAAGCACAGAGCGCCGCCCTTATCGGCACTTTAAGACCTTATCCGCAGCCCGCTTATCTTACCAACAGCCCGTATCAGAGCATCGCTGCTAACGTAGCTGGTGCTTGTGGCTGTACTTATAATGCAGGCTAAAATAATAAGTTATGTGCATTAACTGCACTGCAAGGGACGGTGCAAGCCGTCCCTATTGCTTTAATCAAAGAGGTGAAAATAAATGATTTGCAATCAAAAATCCGCATTAACAACAGTAGCAACAGCGGCGCAGTCTGTTGCAGCGAACGGCTTTGTTGGCTTCCCTACTAACAATCTTTTGACTGGTGTATCTATTAAGCATCCGGCAGGAAGCACAAGCGTTAACCTTATCCAGGGACTTTACCTAGTGACACTAAATGCTGATATTACACCGACTGCGGCAGGCGATATAGGTTTAAAGCTTCTTCGTAATGGTGTAGCAGTACCGGGAGCAGAAGCAACAGTAACCGGCGCAACAGGCGATACTTATAATATCTCTTTTGCTACATTACTGAGAGTATTGCCTAGCTGCTGCGTGATTGATAATAACGCAGCATTGCAGGTACAGGCTACGGCGGCAGGTACTATTAGCAATGTATCTTTGAGCGTTGTAAAAATGGCGTAAGGGGGCGACGTTATGCACAAGCTAAAGAAATATTGGGATAAGGTAAGCGCCGACCCAGTAAAGATAGAAGAGATGGAAGAAATAGTTTGTGAAGCGTTAGAAGAAGTGCGCGGACGCTGCCCGAGGCTGTTTTGGGATACTGCATATAAACTGCATTGTGTAGCTTATGGCCCGCATTTTGACGAAGAGCTTGCAAAAAAGGCAGTTTCCAAAATGAAGAACATTGACGGTACGTGTGGCGAACATTGGACGTTTGAACAGACTAGCCAATTTGCAGACCAACAGGGAATACGTTGTAAAGCTGATTGGTACTATGTTATGAATATGCTGCATAGTGATTTTGCTGAAATTCTTGGAAGCGACACTAACAACTACGTGCGTATGGCAAAAGCGTATATAAACGACCCGGACGCATCAGAGGGAAAAGTTCTTGACGCTTGGCTGGCGCAGATGGAAGCCTAACTGTAAACCTTAAAGCGATATGAGCACATATAAAGTACATATCGTATGTGACAGGTATGTAACAAATAGCGTAAAGAATGGCTTAAAATAAGGGTACTCAATTTACCAAACGTTAATTTTTGGTTTACTGTCAAGCACCAATCACAAACACAAATCGCACAAATTACTCCGCAACTGTTTTGGTTGCGGAGTTTTTGTATTTCCCGGCTAAGCTGATTCGGATTGAAAATGTAATTTTAACTAAGCGCTTTGTTTCAGTAGTCGTAGTAAACGAAAATAGCACACCTCATAATGCTTTCGGTATTTCAAAGGAATTTACGGTTTATGCATACTATTTGTCTTCCCAAACACTATAATCAGATATTTTAGAATTGTGCTTTACTCTAATGTAAGAAACACTTGTAATTATTTTTGCGCAAAAATGTATGTTATGCTTGTCAAAAACCTATGAAACATATATACTAAGACAAATCGGACTATTTTCGGACTAAAATAGTACATATGTTTTGAAAGGGGTATTGTTTTGTTTACAAGTATGTTTTTTTATTTATTTATCTGCCTGTTGATTTTTGGCATTGGTGATGTTTTAGGCGTTGCGACAAAGGCAAAGGTATCTGCTTTATTTGTCAGCCTGATGCTTTTCCTTGTTGGTTTTATGACAGGTGTTCTGCCGCCGGATATTATTAAGCTCGCCGGTCTTACCGACATTGGTAAATGGTCTTTGATTTTCGTAGTATTCAGCATGGGTATCAGCCTGAATATTAAGCAGCTGATTGCTGAATGGCGCACAGTTGCAGTTGCTGTTTTATCCATGATTGTTTTGATTGCCGGCAGCGTTGTTCTGATTCCCGTAATCGGCTATCAGGAAACTATTGTCAGCATTCCTATTATCAACGGCGGTATCATTGCTACTCAGATTATGACCAGCGCTGCTATGGATAAAGGCTTTGCTATGGCT